AAGATGGATATTATCTATAGATACTATCTCTAGTATATATCTCTATTATATAGATAAATATAATTAAATAAATGAATTATGCAAGGTTTTTATTTTTGGAAATTTTTTTCTATATTAAGATATGGACATTAAAACAATAAAAGGCGTAGAGAATTATTTATACGATGATGACATTGAGTTTCGTGCTTTCAATCCTGGAGAAAAGATTATTGGTAATTGGAGAGAGGGCGCATCAGGTGATTGGGTGTATACTGATGACATGTATGTGCTTCAAATTATTAAACGTAGTGGTCTTAAGCATCCAGACTATAAAAAACCAAGAAATGTTGTTTTGACTGTGTGTGGTTCTTATATTGTAGAGCAAAAGACACACCAAATTTTAGGAGAACACGGAGTTGCAGAGAACATATTTACATTTTCGGGCAATTATAAAGCTGTTTATGAGCGTTCAAAGGAAAGAAAGCTAAATAATCGTGAATTTCTTTTCGCGAGATACGTTGCAGCAGGTGAAGATACGATTTCAGCGTATAAAAAAGCGTATCCAAAGGCAAAAGATGAAAATTATATCAAAAAGAAAACGAATGTTTTATTAAATAAAGAGGAAGTAAGAACAATGGTTAAAGAGGAAATTAAAAAAATACTTGCCGATGAAGGTATTTCGCCTGAATGGATTGTTGGTAAGTATAAAGACATTGCGGAACTATCAGATAGAGATACTGATAAACTACGTTCTCTAGAAGCTCTCGCTAAAATGTCTGGATTATTCGATACAGAGAAAAAACAAGAGCAATTAACAGTTTTTCAAGGTTTTACGCCAGAGCAAATGGAGGCATTGAGTGGAAAAGGTGAAACAAAGCTTATCGCACATAAAGAAAAAGACGAAGAGTAAAGACCCTTGTCCTGTGTGTGATAGGGATTTATATTACAATGAACATTATTCTAAAAGGATTGGATTATTTGATGTAAATACCCCTGACCATAACGTAATTGGATGGGCATGTCCTAAGTGCAACTCTGAATTTGATAATAAGGATAATATTATGTATATTTACGGCGAAGATTTTGATGCAGGAAAAACCTAAACAATTTAAAATGGAGATAAAATGGTAGATAACGATTTATTAAGCTCTCTCAGTAAGACTATGATGGGAGAAGTTGAAAGTCTTAAAGAAATGACTAAACTAAAAGAAATATTAGCAAAAGAAATGGGTATTAAGCAATTTGATGCTACAAAAAGAAGCATTCAAACTTGGGAATTATAAAAAATTGAAAATAACTTATGAATATATAGCCACAGATGAGAAGTTGATTATACCCCTTTCGTCCCCTTACGTATTTGATTATACCTCGTATCCTTCTTCGTTTGTGGCTAGTTATTCAAAAATAGCGAAATGGAACAAATATGGCAAATAAATATAGCAACTTGGAATATAAAAGTAATAAAGGTGGTTTTGGAACTAAAATTAATCAAACAATATTAGATAATCTTATTTCTGGTAAAATTAGTAATGAGCAAATGAATACAATAAGCTCAATACAAACAGCAAATCAATTATTTGGAGAAAAATCAAATCTTCCTGATATTAGTGATTTTATGACTAAGGTAGCTTATGCTGAAAGTCTTTTAGGAGAAGGATTTAATCCTGAAAGTTATGGAGCATTTCAATTTGATTTAGGTAATGCAAAATATAATGACCTTGTAGAAAAAGCTTTGTCAGGTGAAGAAACCACATTAAATAGAGCTAACGTAGCAAATGAACTTTTAAAAAATATGGGCTATGGAGATGAAGAAGGAAATTTTGATATACTTGGCCTTGGATTGGGTCGCGATAAAGAAGGATATATTAACAAGGTTGATGATGCAATAAAAGACCCATTAGTAAATTCATTATTGGCAAGAATGTCATTGGCTACCATTCCAGATAAAGAAGGTAATATTGGTGATTTAAATAGAAGGGAACAAGCTGAATATTGGAAAAAACATTGGAATACATACGCTAAAAATGCAAAAGGAAGTGTTGGTCATTTTCTTGGACAAAGAAATGCTCTTGGACAATTATTGCTTGGATTATCAGGTAGGCAATCATCAGGAGAATGGGAATTAAAATAATATGCAAATTATACCATATAAAGATAAAAATATAAATCTTGTAGAATTTATATACCCAAAGCCAAAAGAAAAAGCTCATTCTAATATAGATAGTTTAATAAAAAACATCGAATTAAAAGATAATTTTAAATTTGGAGAATATGGAAATATTCGCACTAATTTACTTGAATCTCTTATAAGAAGAAATAGTGATTTATTAAATATAGGTATTTCTGGAAAATTAGGAAAAAATAAACAATGGGACTATTTTTTAGGTGGAGAAAAAAATGATTATGGTCTCAATATATCAAGGTCATTTTAAAGAAAGGAGGATAACATGCCACAAGGTAAAGGAACATATGGGTCAAAAGTAGGAAGACCTACTAAAAAGAAAAAATTAAAGAAAACTAACGCAAAAAAACGTAGTAAAAAAACTTATTAATGGCAAACTTAAATCTTAATGGGAATGTATCTCAAAATGAAAAAGTTCTTGAGATGGCATATAAAGACCTTATTGTATTTGGAAAGCTATTCTCACCACAAGATTATTTAGCATCCGCAACACCCGATTTCCATAATGTAGTAGGTAAAAAACTTTTAGATAGAACTAATCAACAATTGGCTCTTGTATTGCCTCGTGACCACGCAAAGTCAACCTTAGCAGCAACGGCTGTCTTACATCGGTTTTTATTTGCGGATAAAGAAAGCCCAGAATTTATCGCTTGGGTTGGCGAGGCTCAAGACCAAGCTATAGATAACCTTAATTGGATTTCAAATCACATATATGAAAATCCTGCAATTCATTATTATTTTGGCGACCTTCAAGGTGATAAATGGACTAAAAATGAAATAACATTAAAAAATAATTGTAGAATGATTGCTAAGGGTGCAGCTCAAAGACTTCGTGGTAAAAAACAATTATCTACAAGGTATACAGGAATTATACTTGATGACTTTGAATCAGAGTTAAATACAAAAACTCCAGAAGCAAGACAGCAAATAAAAAATTGGGTTACAGCGGCAGTATATCCTGCTATTGATTTTGATAAAGGTGGATTTTTATGGTGCAATGGAACAATTGTTCATTATGATTCATTTTTAAATGGACTTGTTAAAAATCATAAAGAAGCAATAAATAATGGAGAAGAATATTCTTGGGATTTAATTACATATAAAGCAATACTTGATGATGGGAAACCATTATGGCCTTCAAGGTGGCCTTTAAAAAAATTAGATGAAAGAAAACAATTTTATATAGATTCTGGAACTCCATCTAAATTTTATCAAGAATATATGAATCAAGCAAAATCTCCTGAAGACCAAATTTTTAGTGAAGAAGATATAACAGATAATTTATATAAAGGAAGTGTAAAGTTTGACAATGAGAGAAATTCTTGGTATTTAAAATTAGATGATGGAAGAGTTGAATATATAAATATTTACATGGGAGTTGACCCAGCTTCTACTCTTAGCGCTAAAAATGATTATAGTGTTATTATGGTTATTGGCGTTACGGCTGATTACGATTATTACGTTATTGAATATTGGAGACAGCGAGTTTTACCTATGGATTGCGCAGATAAAATATTTAAAATGGCCGAAAGATATAGTCCTATTAAAAGAATAAATATTGAAACAATATCATATCAAGAAATGTTAAGAGATTACATACATAAAAGAAGTAAAAAAGAAGGAAAATTTTTACCTGGTATTGAGCAAGGCATTAAAGGATATGGTAATCAAAAGAAAAAAGATAGATTATTTGAAGGTTTACAGCCAATGTTTAAAGCTGGAGCTGTTCATTTAAAAAAAGATATGCATGAGTTTATAGGAGAATTACTTGATTTTCCAAAAGGTAGTCATGATGATACTATTGATGCATTTTGGTTATCAACTCAATATGCTAAAGGTAGTAAATCAGCAAATAAAATTAAAAGAGTTAAAAATAAAAACAATGAATGGGAAAAACCTAAAAAAACATATAATTGGATGACAGGAGCAAGGACTTGATTGTTATCAATATAATGTTATATATTACATACTATGATAAAATCCGATAAAAAAGCAACTTATACTAAAGAATTATGGGATAGATGGCACGATGCAAGGAAAGAATGGGAAGACCATGCTCGTGAAGATATTGATTTTTATCTAGGTAATCATTTTAGTGAAGCTGAATCTGATGAACTTGCATCAAGAAATCAATCAAACATACCTCTTGATAGATTATATTCAGCCATAGAACAATTTAAAGCTATCATAACATCTAAACCTCCTAAATTTTCAGCAATGCCAAGAGAAGATTCCGATAGTGATTTAGCGAGTGTATGGAAAACTATACTTGAATATATTTGGAATATATCTGATGGTAATGAAGTATTTAAACAAACTATACATGATTATGCTGTTACTGGACTTGGTTATTTTTATGCGTATGTAGATAGAGAAGCTGATTATGGAAGAGGAGAAGTTAAATTTACATATGTAGACCCTTTTAGAGTTGTAGTTGACCCTAACACAAGAAGTAAGTATTTTGATGATGCAACTGGAATGATGCTATCTACTATATTTACAAAATTTCAATTATTAGACTTATATCCACAATTATCGGAAGAACAAGAAGATGGTAAACTTTTAATTGATTTAATAGAAACATATAGGGAGGATGAAACATATCCATCTCCAATTAACAAAAGAACTATGGGAACATTTACACCTGATTATATAAAAGATAAAGATACTGGAGAAGGTTCTGAGAAATATCAGTTAATTGAACATTTTTCTAAAGTTAAAGTTCCTTATTACAGAATACTTGACATGCAATCAGGAGAAGAAAGAATCCTTGATTCTGAGAACATGCAAAAATTTTTAGAAGATAAAAAAATAGCAAAAGCTTTAGAGCAAGGTTTAATTGACGTAGTTGAAGTTCAACAAACAAGAATTAAATTAACATGTACTCTTGGTCAAATAGTTCTATATGAACATATATTAAATACAGATAAATATCCAATTGTTCCCGTACCTAATATTTGGACTAATACTCCATATCCAATGAGTGATGTAAGAAAAAATAAAGATTTTCAAAGATTTTTAAATAAAACAATGTCATTAATTACTTCTC